GCTTCAGCAGATGGTTCCGCTTGCGGTACATCTGGTTCGTCTTGAGGCTGTGCTCCAATGGAGGTTTGAATACCTTCTAAAACTTTGTCTAGTTCTTCTTCATCCAAACCACCAACCTGACCACTCATGTATTGATCGAGTTGGCTCATTAGTTGACTAGCATTGAGGGTCTAATAATCGATGGATCATTTAAGGCAGTAGAGCCATAGCCATACTTGGTTGCCTTTGCAATAATCCCTGGATAGTAGTTTTTGTTTTCGTCAGTAGCGCCAATACCATATTGTTGGATAGTTCCTGGCCCAGCGTTGTAGGCATAAATAGCCGTCTTAAGATCGAACCCATATGTATCCATGAGGTGTCGCAAATACTTTGCAGCTCCAGGGATAGCAGATTCAGGATCCAACGGATTAACACCCATCTCCTCAGCAGTACCTGGCATAAACTGAGCGATACCCAGTGCTCCAGCGGAGCTTTTAGTTGTGCCGTTGATAATCTCAGGTCGGTAAGCGCTTTCTTGTTCTAGTAGTGCAGCTAAGATTCCGACAGGAATGTCATACTCTTCTGCTGCTTTTTGAATTGTTGGTCCGTAACCACCTTTCACCATTGAAGGTTCAAACTGTCTAAGCTGCGAAAGTCCACGTTGTGTACGTTGTGCAGTTTGGAAGTTATTAATCAAACCCTTAGCTTCAGGGCTAAGTGTATTGTCAATCAATTCAAGTGAAGGAGGCATTGTCATAGGGGGTAAATCCAATGCTTCTCTTGCTCGTTTTAAAACTTCGCTTGGAGTCAGGCCAGTGAGTTCCGCTGCCTTGCGGATGATTCCAGGCATTTTGAAATCTTTCTCCAGCATGTCCTTATCCATTTGAAGAAACTCTTCCCTCGTTAATATCGATCCAGGCTTGTTAAGAAACACGATACCTTCAGTTTTAAATCCTTGGGTAACATGTGCTAGTCGTGCTCTAGCTTGTGCATTTTTCTCAGGACTAGTTTGTGCAGCTAAGGTGCTTCGATAGTTAACAAAACCAGGTGGCCTCGTAGGATCAGAAGTATCACTACTGAAATAGAAAGGACTCTCTGGGTCTTTACGACCTGCCACAAACATTGCTTGTGTCTCAGCTAGTGCTTGTTGTACAAGCGAGCCTGGTGCTGATTGACCATCGTCATTTGCGATCAGTTCAGCAAGACGTCGATCAAACTCACCTTGAAGTTTATGGACGATCATTACACTTTCAAAACCACGCTTTCCATCAACAGTTGCAGATAGATTAGGAGTAGTTTCAACTAGCTCTTGCAAAGCTTTATGATGTACTGTCACATCACCCTTCTGTTGCTTCTCAATTGCTTGTGCAACTTTGAGCCACTTCTGGTGTATCTCTTGTGAAGGAATAGCTAAGACATCGTCAACAGTAAGTGTGCCAATAGCAGCCATGTTTTCAAACAAAGCATTTGCTTCACGTGCAGTCTTTGCAGATGCAGTGTTTTTAAGTAAGTTATTTAAGCGCTGGTCTTCTACACCACCGTGCTTACGCATCTGTTCTTGGATGGCTTCAATGTCAGCTTTGGTTGGTACAAGACCATCTTGACTTACTTTGTTGACGTACTCATCCGCCAAGACTCGTGCTTCAGCTACTTGCTGTTCACGTATATCCTGTGCGTTTTGACGTTCTTCAGATGAAAGCTCTTGATCGAGGTTTTCAAAAGCAGTCGGTTTCATCTCACCGTATGTCTTGCCATTCATGCCAGGCATTGGCTGATTTTTAATAGCCTCAAGCTGCTCAGCACTAATAGTGCCTGCTTGGAACATCTTCTTTAGATGACCGATAGCCTGATCAAAACCACGTTTGTTTCCAAGTACCTTACCCTTCTCATCAATAGAAGTAGCCAAAGTATTTTGGAGTGCACCGAAGTTAAAGTCACCTTCAAAGAGACTGGTAGCCTCTGTAGTTCGTTCGAAGTTGTCATTCTGAGCGTCTAACTCAGCACCTTCCTTCATGAACTTTGCATGAACTTTCATCTGTGCAGGGTACAAAACCTCACCAAGCATGTTGTCGCTAAATCCAAGCAAACCAAACTCCGCCATGAAGGCTGAGCGGGCTTGTGATAAAGCTGCACCACGACTGGCTTGATCAGTAATGTCTGCGTCTTGAAGCTGTTTAGGAAGCCAAGACTCATAGTACTTATTAGCAAGTCCCAGTTGAATCTTTGCTTCCCTAATTTCACGCCAGCCAGACAGGTCACGGATCTGACGTGCTACCTCATTGTTTCCTGTACCGATGTAAGCCTCAGCACCCATGTTTTCAGTTTGACTGTTGAGGTTCTGCATGTCTTGCAAGTCAGACTTGAAGATGCCACTTACATAACCTTCAGGATCAGCGAGGTACTTATTGTATTCCTCAAGCTCCATCTTCTGAGTTTCTCTTTGTCGAAACTCGTCTTCACGTTTTTGGACAAACTCTCTCGTCTTGTCACCCAATTGGGCAAGAGCTTGAAAGCTTTTACCTAGTTCACTGGCTCGTTGTTTATCGACCACATACTGGTCTTGAGCGTTCTGCTTTTCTGACTGCCTAAGTGCTTCTAGGTTTTCATTTATGTATGGAGTGATGCTCGGCACCTCGGCAGGTGCAAAGCCTTCTTCTTTTGCGAAGGATTGAAATTCAGCCATAATTAACTATCTTTAAACCAGTTATATTCGTCCATACCTCTACCTACTATTTGTGTAGCACCACCAACAAGTGTGCCTAATGCACCAAGGTTTGCTGCTGTCATATCGGTATTAGGTTTGACCGGTGGTAAACCAGGTTGAGGTTTGAACATCACAGGTGCAACTGTCTTTCTGTTAGCACTCTTAAGTTGTTGTCTAATATTGGCAACATCGTTGTCGTAGCTTTCACCAGCTCTAACAAGGTTAGATGCAGTCAAGGCTTGTGCTCGCCCAAAAGCAGCCATATCTCTGGCAGCCAATCGATCAGCAGTTTTACCAGAGCCATAGTATTTAGATTTTTCCGCTATCTTTGCAAAGTCATTTTGAAGAGAGACAGAAGCCTGGTTGTATAGATCATTTAGTTGAGTTTGCTCAGCAGCAAAGCCACGGCTAGCTGCCATAAAGTTCTCATCTAGCTGTTCGTTTGCTTCAGATACTTTCTGACCGTACATGGCACGGCTACGATCCCACTCGATCTCCCTTATCTTTAACTGTCGCTTGTAGTTATTAACTGAGGCTGTCTTCTGAGCTGAAGCACTAGCAAGACCACCAGCAGCACTAAGCCCTGTTGACGCAGCCGTCAGTAACATAGTTGGTTCGCACACGGCAAAATTCAATAAAGGTTAAGTTGTTCGGACCAAAAGTAACTTCACGAAGAAACTTGAATCCAAGAAATCGAAGAAGCTTTAGATGAACTTCATTGCGTTTATCGCAAATATTCCACAGCATCTTCTCTGGTCTACTCTCAACAAGACGTTTACATTCACGTGCAAAGGTCTTTGGATAGTTGTGTATTTCAGGAGTGCATAGCATCCAGATCCCGTTCTCGGGACCTACTCCTCCAGCAGCACCCCACTTACCGTTAGGCATCATGAAGGCTGCTGAGTAACCACTAGAAGCCCCTCCAAGGAGAGCAAGTAAAGGGTTGTGACCATGCCCCTCCGTACACTCTCTATGGTCCTCAGGGCGTAAATTAGAGGCCACATGTATAGCGACCTCCTTAGTTAGTGGATAAATGTACTTAGACATTCTTGTAGTATTTGGGTGAATAGTCACCTTCCCAAGTCAAAGAGATAAGTGTTGCGGGAAGAGGTGAATTAGATTTGATTGATAAGCTAAAGTTATCATTCTTTTCGTATACAGGTACAGTGCCGGTAAACTCATCTTCTACTTGCACATCAGCAATTAAGTACTGGTTATATGTACTTGAAGTGAAGTCATCTATATAGTCAGCCTTACCAGTTCTTTTCACAACTGTTTCATACTGACCAAGACGTCCAAACGAAGGCTTAATCCGATGAACAACTAGGCTTCCACGCTCTTCGTTAACAGTACGTTCGCCAGCAACCTTCTGCACAAAGAACCTAGGGAAGTCAATCTGCATCGTGTATGCATATCCAACAATTAATGAAGATTGAGAACCAGGAATAACTATAGAATTACCGCTAGAAGGTACAACAATATCATTTATAATCGTACCATCAGCGCCAGTTCTAACACCTACCAGTTTTACAGACTTATCTATAATACTGTTAATCCAAGAAGCATCAAAAAGTGTCTGGATGGGATTTCCGTTAGCATCTAATTGGATAGTTGAGCTATTGAGCGTGACGTAGTTATCGAGATGGACTATGTACTCCTCGCTGTTCTCAGTAAACGTAGCGTCATCATCTCTAATCATATTAATCTTCTGTAAGAAGTTCTGATCATCAACAAAGATGTACGTGTCATCCACACAGCAGTGATATACAACAGGTCGTGTGTGCTTCCAACGGAACCAAGAAGACTGGACCTGTCTGTCAGCCACGTTGAAGTACTTGTAGCCAAACACCTCAGCACTGTTCTTCTTACCAAAAAAGATAGTGGTGTTCTCACGTGAGTCTGCAAGTAGGTCAATATCCTTACTTAAGGCATTTGCTACAACTTTGCTTAGCTCATTAATGTTGGGCTCACCCTCACGTGCCACGTTTGACATGACAAAAAATCGGGTATGAGCACCTGCATTATCTAAGAAACCAGCCAAGGTTCCAAGAGAGAATGGTGGTACAGCAGTGTTGTAGTTGTAAGTACTGATGCTGCTAAGACGTGCAGTGTCAGGGTTTAGAATATCTGAATCTGTAGCAAGCATGAATTGTTGGTTTGCTGCAAATACAATCAGACCAGTGTTTACCTCAAGAGCATCAAATAAGATAGCAGGATACTTAGAAGAACAACTAATGTCGATGGGGTCAGTGCCTGAAACTGTAAGAGCAGTATTGACAAAGAAGTTTCCCAGGTCACCCGGTTGGGATAGAATGACATTCTCATCACTTAAGAAAGCAAGTCGGTTACGGAAGAACACAACCTTGTTTATCGTCTTTCCGATATAACTAGGCTCAGGGTTTGTATTGGTATCACCAACAGTGCGCTTTGCATAATCAAAACGTTTGACAATGAATTGACCATTACCTTGGCGTTGGATCACGGGAGGTACAGTCAAAGGATTAATGGTGTCAGCAATCCCAGGCTCGGCACACTCAACCCAAGATCCAGGACCAGATCCACCACCATTGCCCTCAAAGCGCAAGTAGTAATCATCATCAGCAGAGCTGCTGTTAGATACCTTGACGATGTATCCGTGCTTGCACTGAAACGGTAGACCAGTCACGTCGTTCACCTGGTCGGTGATGACGCTCATTAGATCAGTGTTCTGTGCCTCAACAGTGAAGTTAACTGTGTTGCTGTAGAAGTAAATCCCGTTACCAATAACCTCGAAGTTGATACCGGTTCCAGATAGCTCAGAGGTAATACCACCAAGGATGCTGTCAGGAGTGACATTGGTCTGCTGGTCAAATGGTGTCGGGTCAGGACGTACAGCTTTGATTGATGCACGTACTTGGACGGTTTCAATCTTGTCAACATTGATGGGATAGTCCTTACCTTCCAGCGTCACAGTGCCTGCACTACCAACAGCCCAACCTTCTCCGCCGTGAAGCAGGTCAAGCCTATGGCTATAGGTACAGGTGTAATCAGCAGCTTCAGGTGACTCGTCGTTGTGACCAGGAGTAGGACCCTGTTGACCTGTCGCTGTTAGTCGGAATACAAGGTTGGTTGCACCAGTTTGTACTGAAGCAGTTCCATTTACTGTGAATACTTTCGTACCTACAAAAGGACAGTGACCATTGTTACCACCAAAGGTTGAGTAACCCTCACCAGTTGGGTTTGCAGCAACCTGTGTTGCAGTAGAGATAGTAGTAGTAGAACTTGATGTCGGGTCATGGAAGTTGAGCCCATACTGACGACCGTTCTGCGTACGCTTCAGCTCAATAAAAGCTGAGTAAGTGTGAGGTTTTTCGTCAGTCTTTGATACGGATGTTGGCTGCATAGCAGCAGTCACATTCCGATTGACAACAAAGGTGCTGTCATTAACAGTTGTGAACTGTAAGGTTTCAGTTCCAATAGTGCCGTTAGATAGGTAGCTCTGTAGGTTCGATTGCTGCCCACTTTCGTAGTTAACAGTGATGGCATTACCGGTATCGGCATCCCACATATTCACTGCACCATTAGACTGGACCTGGCCGATATAGCTACCTTCAGTTTCATCTCTGTAGTAATGGAACCACACACCTGTGGACGTTGCACCAGACAGTGCTGACGTACCTACACGCATAGCTCCAGGACGTTTGTATAAGCCTTTGTTGAGATCAGGTATGCAGTTCAGTGCATCTTTAACTTGACCCTGACCCATCTGGCTGTCAGGCACCTTAGAGATACCACCAAAGTAGTTAGGAATAGTTTGAGTAATACTTGGCATCAGCGACGCAATCCACGGAATGGTTCATAGGCTTGGTAGCCCTGGTCATGTCCCATGCCGAGGAAGTTGTGGTCGCCCTGGTTGCACTCGTACTCAGTGACGGTTGCTCGGGCGTAGCCTTCCTGTTGGCCTAGGAGTTGTACAAGCGTCGGGTTCGACACAAGCTGGGTAGCTGCACGGATAGAAGCCTTAGCAACAATCAGACGCTTGAAAGGTTGGGGTAGATCCTCAAAGGGGAATAACCACACGACGTTCATGTCAAGTGGTTTGTCAAACTCATATGTATGGTTGACTTTGTTGTAGAGCTTGCCGTCACGTTTGACGACATCAGTACTCCGAAACACTTCTTCCTTACAAACATCCATACGTAAGACATTGTTAGGAATGCTGATGTTTTTGTTAGTGTCAGGTGTGAATGGGTAGTGGTCTTCACGGTTGTAGACCCAACCCTCACTCTGCACTTCAACGTTGCTTTCTTTGAGGAGGTTGTATATGAACTCAATCTCAGGATTAGTGAAGTTGAGGTTAGTTACTGGAGACTGACCGATACTCCCCAAGATTGAATTTACTGCGGATAGTTCGGTATCGAGATCAATAGTAGTAGGAGTAGTCATAGTT